GCAAGCAGAAATCTGAATGAGTGAAAAGATTAATGATTTGCTTTGTTGTGCGAGCACAGATCAAAGTTTTGTTGATGTCGTTATCATCGATAGTCTCAATCAGATTGTCACAATCATCAACAAACATCACCTTACGACCTTTGATCATAGGCAATTGCTTGACTACAACTTTAGGAGGGAGAATGTAACCCTGTTCAACTAATTCAGGAGCAGGAACATTACACAGAACCTGTCCATAAACATTTGTCCAGTTCATTCCTGGTTTGTTAATAGCAAGCGAATGTTTGGGGGTTGCAGTAAAGAAGTAACAACGCTCTGAGACATCGCTAAAATGCTCTGTAGCAGGGAAGAAGTTACGTTGGACGCTATTGTGTGCCTCATCGAAGTATATGTTGTTCACCTCAATATCAGACTCCATTACACGATGGAGTGAATGATATGTAGTAAAGATGATAACATTCTCACCTGCTGTACGTGCAACATTAGCAAACACATGAATGTTATCTGCTTTTGTTGTGGAATAGTGGTCGGTTTCACCACTATGAACGTGCATGATGTGAGTATTGGTTGTATCAATCAACTCAAGAAATTCACTACACAATTGTTCTGCCAACAGAATACGTGGAGCAACAACAACTGTCGTCATTCCGTTGGTGATGTGCTTACAATTCTCAGCAACATCCTGAATCATACAGATAGTTTTGCCACCACCTGTAGGTACAATGATTTGACCCTTATCATAGGTGAGCATACTGTTAAGAATGCGTTTCTGATGTGGACGAAGAGTCAGGGTCATTCGTGTTTCGTTCATATAAGTATAATACACAAAAAAACCACCCCTGTCAAGCAGAGGTGGACAGTTCTAAAATTGTCTTATATTAAACTTAAGACATTCTTTTGTTCACTCTTCCTAAAATTTTCATCTTACCTTTCTTATCAGGTTGCTGCCCAGTTGTTTTCACATATTTGTCAGTTTCTTGCTTTTTCATAATACCTTTCAACATTCTTTCACCTTCACCTCTAATCTTGTCACGTTCTTCTCTAGTTTTACCAGATGCTTTCTGTGATTTATAGTTGGGTGATACAGTTTCTTTCTTCTTTTTAGTTAAAAGTTGTGATGCAGTTTGTGTTGGTTTCTTTTCTGGTGTTGATGATCCAGTTTTCTTTGCTGCTGCTCTTGCTTGTGCTGCTTTTTTCCTCTCTGCTTTTACTTTATCAGCATATGATTGTTTAACTTCAGCAGAACCTCTTGCTTTTTCTGGTTGTTGTACTCTTGTAGATGCTTGTTTTTGTTGACCAATATCTTTTCTGTCTTTATATGTTTTTGCAGGAACCATTTTTCCTCCACCTGCTGCCTTCATTCTACGCTTTTCAGGTTCACTTTTCTTTCTATTTGCACCAACTCTTCCACCATCTCCTTGTTTACGAATCTGAGATGATCCCATTACATCAGCATCATAAGCTTCATTAACAAATTGGGTGAAAGTTTTCATCTTGGTAGAAACAATTTCTCTTGTTATTTATTAAAAATTCCCCACTACTTAAAGTGGGGAATAATTACATCAACTGTCTTCTGATTCTTGCTCTTGCTCTTTTGGTTTGTTTACTTTAGGACCAACCTGAACGCGCTTAGTTTCATAGAAAAAATTAACTCTTTCACGACGTGTTTGCATCAATAGGTCAAACTTTTCTTGTTGGTCTTTAGTGAATCGAAAATCTTGACGACGCCAAGTATCACGAAGATCGCGAATATGTGACAGGACGTTGACAGTATCAGTTGGGAAGTTCATGATCAAACAGTGTAATCTTTTTGGTTAAATTCGTCGCATTTGACATTCATTTCTGAGTCATTCTCTTCTAGTTCAGTGAAATCAAAAATTTCTCCTGGCATGTCCTGAATTTCACTCCAAAGGTCGTCCATTTTTGTTGTTGTTTGTGTGTGATGTGTGGAGTTTATCATCAGCAGTAGAGTTGCCAACTGACTCACTTAGGAGCGATGAATGGGTGTCCTGTTCCCCTCCACCCTTTTAATATACAGGGTTTTAGTGGTTTGTGGGAGATTAGTGGACAGTAATCGTAGTGTCCACTGCACGTAGTTTTTTCTTTACATGTTGCTCCCAAAAAATAGCATCTTCAATTCTTAAAAAACTTGCACTATGCTTTGCAAATCCTTTTTTCTTCGGTTTGAGGTAGTTTACTCGGTAAATCATTCCAGTGCCTTAATATTCCAGAAATAATGAAAAAATTAGTAGTGAGCAGACTGACAAATATGATGCTGCGAATGATAGCAACATAATTGTCATAAGGTTTTGTTTTATCATCACTAAAACTCCCTAATGAATACTTCCATATCTTCCACAGTTTCAGCATAACGATTCTTTCTTGTATAAACGTATTCTAATTCTTTCCATTGTTTTGGAAAGCATAATAAGAGTGTGTGAATATATTTGTGTCGTTCAATCTTTGTGTATTCACAGTTTGGTTTTGGTTTGATACCAGTTTCAATCGTAATGTAAAGGTCATCACGAAAATATACCCAACCCTCAACGTTTACGTGTTCTGTCTTCCATCGAATATAGTCATCAACTTGAGGGATATATTTCATAGAAAAGCAGACATTAAAGGGTTTAATTTTAAGGGCATTGCAGTATATGGAGTAGTGTTACATATATCTACCTGAGTTCCACACTTGGTGGAGTTAATAGGCGACGAATAGCATCGTTTTTTTGTGTTGTAGAAACCCCAGATTGTGCTAACAGGATCACTACTATAAGAGTAAGTTGTGTGATGCAAAAGCCAAATAGAAACCACATTTCGCTTGAACTCGCGAACATAGTAGGTGTATCCTTTTGGTTCTTCATGAATAAAATCAGGAGGGAGTTCTAAATTCATTTCTCACGAACAATACGCAAACGCTCTGGACTGAAACCTTCATTCAAAAGTTCAGCATAACGATTTTTTGCATGTTCTTGAGTTAATCCTATATCATCATGTTCAACAAGTGTCCAACCAGATGTTTCAAGTTCTTCGATTCGATAAAGTTTTTCCATAGTTTTAAGTGGTAAATTCTTCTACAATTTTAGATTCAAGTTGTTCTGCAAGTGCATATGTTCGTGAATTCAGAATATTTTCACGAAGATGGGAGTAGAATTTTTGATTAAAATCTCCCTCATCTGCATCTGTAATGAGATCGAAACACTCATTATCATTTTCTGCAATTACATTCCAGAGACCACCGTATTCGCTGGACGGAAAGGGAATGTAATGATCTACAATGTAGAAAAATTTTTGTTTCATTGTTTTGAATAGATTACTCTCTAATTATATCAGGAACAGAAGAACTCTGCAAGGTAGTAATCAACAGTAATTTCAAGTTTTTCTGCTTCCTTTTCAATTTGGATCCAGAAATCTTCAGCAAGTTCTTCATACATAATGCTCTCTTGATTTGTCATCATGCAGTCGATGCGTCGTTACACTACAGAAACACTTCAGGGGTGAGTAACATTATTATCTGGATTTTTCCACTTCTCTTCTTCCCATTTAACGTTCAACTTTTTATCAAATGTCATCAAGAACCTATGTTTTTGACTTCTCTTTCTATATTCTCCTCTCAAACCTTTGCCACCACCTCTTGATTTCTTAGTATAAGTTCCATCGTCATTTAATATCCAAAAATCAGCAACATTTGCAGATGTCATACCATAGTATTTGAAATTAGATGCGGCATAGATTACACCTTTGTGAAACTTTCCATCAGCATAAGAAAGAATGGCCCTAACATCAACATCTTTACGAAATTGTTTGATAGATCTTGATACAAACCATGAAGTAATATTATACTCTTCTGCTTGAACATCTGGATGTATGCACAATCTAGACAATTCAAATAATCCGTCCTGCTGATCTCTTTGTAGACCAAATGCAGATACAGCAATCTCAGGAACTGGAATTCCTGTGTATACAATAGCCCCAACACATGTTCCAGTAGGTCTTAAAATACAATCAGGATCACCCTTGAACAATGCATAGTTATGACCTGATCTAAATGTCTTGGAATGATCTTTAAGGTAATGATATGTAAGGAGAAGATGTTCTACTTCTTTTCTTTCCACCTTTTCAATATAAAAATTATTTTTCATTGCAAAACTCTACAATCTTTTTATTAAATACTTTTTTCTTAAAATGTTTATGAAATGTCTGGTAGTTATTATAACATACACTTTACAAAAATTAAAGAAACTTTTTACTTCTCAAAGTATTTACAAAAGTATCAAAGTCAACATCTTCAGGTACATAGAAACAATCAACTGCACGATTTTTATCTGCAATTTCATCAAAAGTGTACATATTTAAATTATTATCAATTTTTCGATTGTCTGCACCTGTAGAAATACAGATAACACGATTTACATCCCACTCAACTCGACTTTGATATTGTTCTCTACATGATTTCTTTCCACCACCAGTCAAACTAATA